TGGAACTAGAAATTACGCTGAAAGAAAAGGTTTACCTAAAATGAAAGTAATTCCAAATCAAGCTCTTGCTGAAGAAGATGAAAGATTGAGAGAGAAGAATGAAGAATACAGAAAAGCACTTAATATTTTCAGAGAAAAATTAAATGAAGTTGCTGTTTTCAATTCTAACTTGGCTTACGCTACAAGATTGTTTACTGAACATACTACAACAAAATCAGAAAAAATAAATATCATGAGACGTTTTGACAACGTCGAAACAATCAAAGAATCTAAAAATCTTTATCAAACTATTAAAGATGAATTAGGTTCAGTTGGTAAACCAATGGTTAAAGAATCTATCGTTGAAAACATTGATAGAACACCAACTAAAGGTTCAACTAACTTGGTTGAAAACAAGACATATGAAAATCCACAATTCTTAAGAATGAAGGACCTTATGTCAAAAATGAATAAATAAATAAAAATAAACTAAAAACAAACTAAATATTTTAAAAAATGGGAGCATTATTAGAATCAGGTCTTGTTGGTAACATCGGTCTTAAGCACCTTAAAGTTATCAAAGAAGATACTATTAACAAATGGGACAAATTAGGATTCTTGGAAGGTTTGAGAGGACACGTTAAAGAAAACATCGCTCAACTTTATGAAAACCAAGCATCTCACTTAATTAACGAAGCTGCTAGCACAGCATCAGACGGTTCTTTCGAAACGGTTGTATTTCCAATCGTAAGAAGAGTTTTCTCTAAATTGTTGGCTAACGACATCGTATCTGTACAAGCTATGAACTTACCTATCGGTAAATTGTTCTACTTCGTACCTAAAATTCAGGGTTATGACATGGGTCAAGACCCAACTGCAGGTGGTACACACTTCGCACCTTTTGGAGCACCTAATGGACCAGCTTCAACAAACACTGGTTATGGTGCAAACGACAAGAATTTGTATGACAGATTCTACGAAGGTAACGAAGCTACATTAGACCCTCCAGGGTTATTTGACTATTCTAAAGGTAAGTTTAGTGCAAGAACAATTACAGCTACAACTGTAGTATGGAACGGTAGTAATTTAATCCAATCAGGATACGCAGCAAGTACTGAGTTTAGAAAAGTATTGATTGGTATGTCAGGTTTCAACTACGCAGGTGCTGGTAAATTAATCGGACCTAACGGTAACGAAATGGATAATGAAGAATTCTTAGCTGGATTAACAATTCAACAAAACACTACTGCAGGTGCGGTGGCAGGTACTGTTGTAAATGGTTTTTCAGGAACAACAGCTGGTAGTTCATTAAGTAGTGGTCCATTGTTATTTAGAGTTGTTACTCAAAAATATGGTAAAGGTATTGTTGAATATGGTTCACAACAAACGACTACTTTCCCAGGTACATCAAGTAACTACGGTGGAAACGGTGGTGCTTATGACAACATATGTGATGCTAATGGTGTTATTTACTTAGAAATTGACACACAGGTTCCATGTTCAATAGGTTCAGGTTCTTTAGATGGATATTCGGGTATTACAACAAACGCAAATACATCAACTACTAACGTGTTTACCGCTACTTACAGAATCTATCAAAACTTAGAATTTGAAGATGAAATCGGTGAAGTTTCTTTTGATTTGGAATCAGTAACAGTTTCTGTAACTGAAAGAAAATTGAGAGCACAATGGTCTCCTGAATTAGCACAAGACGTTGCAGCATTCCACAACATTGACGCTGAAGCTGAATTAACGGCTTTATTGTCTGAGCAAGTTGCGGCAGAAATTGATAGAGAAATCTTGAGAGATTTGAGAAAAGGTGCAGCATGGACTTTGAGATGGGATTACAACGGTTGGAAAAGAGGTACAACTGCAAATCCATTAACACAATACACTCAAAAAGATTGGAACCAAACATTGATTACAGCAATCAACCAACTTTCAGCTCAAATCCACAAATCAACATTGAGAGGTGGAGCTAACTGGATTGTTGTTTCTTCTGAAATCAGTGCAATCTTTGACGATTTGGAATACTTCCACGTATCAAACGCAGCTCCTGAGCAAGACCAATATAACATGGGTATTGAAAGAGTTGGAACTTTGGCTGGTAGATACCAAGTTTACAGAGACCCTTATTTCCCACCAAACACAGTATTGATTGGTCATAAAGGTAACTCATTGTTAGACACAGGTTATGTGTACGCACCATACGTACCATTACAATTGACTCCAACAATGTATAACCCATTCAACTTCACACCTATCAAAGGTATCATGACAAGATACGCTAAGAAGATGGTGAACAACCGTTTCTACGGTAAAATCACAGTTGATGGTGTTAGAACATTTGA